AATCTGAAGCCGGTAAACGAGCTCGACGACGACCCCGCCGCGACGCTCGCCGGCATCGAGGTCGAGGAACAGGGTGTTCGCAAGGTGAAGCGCTACGACAAGCCGAAGGCGCTCGAGCTCCTCGGCAAGTACCTCGGCCTCTTCAGCGACAACCCGCCGATGCAGCCCGGCACCGAAGTCACGGAGATCAAGCGTACGATCGTGCGGGCCGCATCGCCGAAGGAATGAGCGTCCTCGACATCCCGACGGCTGAAGTCTTTGTGCCGTTGCTCGAGCCGCATCGCTTCGGCGGCCCGCGCTACAAGGGCGCGCATGGCGGTCGCGGCTCCGGCAAATCGCGATTCTTCGGCGGGCTCCTCGTCGATTACGCGCTGTCGTTCCCGGGGCTGCGCGCGGTGTGCGTGCGCGAGACGCAGCGCTCTCTTCGCTTCTCGTCGAAGCTGCTGATCGAGGACGAGATACGCCGACACGGCGTCGGCCGGTATTTCCGCATCATGGACAAGGAAATCCGGACGCCCGGCGGCGGCGTGATCATCTTCGAGGGCATGAAGAATCACACGGCCGATTCGATCAAGTCGCTTGAGGATTTCGACGTCGCCTTCATCGAGGAGGGGCAGAAGCTGTCGGCTCGATCGTGGGATCTCCTGACGCCGACGCTTCGCAAGTCCGGCGCCGAGATCTGGTGTGCTTGGAACCCTGAGCAGCCGACCGACCCGGTAGATGAGTTTTTCCGCGGGCCGAATCCGCATCCGGACGCCGTCAAGGTCGAGGCGAACTGGCGCGACAACCCGTGGTTTCCTGAGTCGTTGCGCGCGGACATGGAGCACGACCGGCGCACCGATCCGGACAAGTACGCGCACGTCTGGGAGGGAGGATATCTCACGCTCTCGGAGGCGCGCGTCTTCCGCAACTGGCGCATCGAGGAGTTCGAGACGCCGGCCGACGCCGTCTTCTACTTCGGGGCTGACTGGGGCTTCAGCGTCGACCCGACTGTGCTGATCCGCTGCTTCATCGACCACGCCGCGCGCAGGCTTTACGTAGATCGCGAGGCGTACAAGATCGGCTGCGAGATCGACCGCACGCCCGAGCTCTTCGACGCGCTCGACCCCGAGAATCCCGGCATGGCGCGCAAGTGGGTCATCACGGCCGACAGCGCGCGGCCCGAGACGATCGCGTACATGCGTCGGCACGGATATCCGCGCATGGTCCCGTCGATCAAGGGCGCAGGGTCGGTGCAGGAAGGCATCGAGTTCCTGCGCTCGTTCGAGATCATCGTGCACCCGCGCTGCCGGCACACGATCGACGAGNTGATGTTCTACCGCTACAAGCAGGATCCGAAAACCGGCGAGGTNCTCCCGATCCTCGAGGACAAGAAAAACCATGTTATCGACGCGTTGCGCTACGCTATCGAGCGCCTGAGACGGCGGAAGCGCGCCGGGACGTTTTGAACTGCGAGGCTTGAGCAATGGCAACCGACGAACTTGCAGCACGGCGAGAGCTCCGCGGCCAGAAGCTCAGTATCAACGCGCTCGTCAACCGGACGCTCCGCTCGCTGATCGCGCGGCTTTCCGGCCAGCATTTCGGCGGCGAGCGCGACCTGTACGAGCAGTGCGGCTACCCGGTCGACATCACGCCGCAAGATTACGTAGCGCAGTATCTGCGCGGCGACCTCGCCGCCCGCATCGTCGACGCGTATCCCGACGCGACGTGGCGCGAGGCGCCGATCGTCAAGACGACGGGCACGACCGAAGGCGATGACGATCCGTTTCAGGCTGCCATCGACGAGCTCAATAATCGCTTCGGACTCTGGAGCGTGCTGCACCGGCTCGACCTGCTGACGCAGCTCGGTCACTACGGCGTGCTGCTGATCGGCCTCGACGGTGGCGCACCGCTCGACCAGCCGGTCGATCGCGACAAGTTCGGGCTGCTGTACCTGGCGCCGTTTGGTGAGGCGCAGGCCGAGATCCTGAGATGGGAGTCGAACACGAGTTCGCCGCGATTCGGTAAGCCCGAGCTCTATCGTCTTACCGCCGGTCCCGACTGGAAGGGCATCGGCGGCATGCAGCGCAACCTCACGGTGCACTGGTCGCGCGTCATCCACGTCGCCGAGCGCGCGCTCGACGACGAATCGATCGGACTGCCGCGGCTCGAGCGAATATGGAACCGCGTCATGGATTGCGAGAAGCTCCTCGGCGCCTCGGCCGAGATCTTCTGGCAGAACGCAGCGCCTACGCGGGCTTGGATGGCGGATGCCGACACGGAGTTCTCGCCAGACGATCAGGCCGACATGGAGGCTATGTTCGAGGAGCTCTACCACGGGCTCCGGCGCGATGTGCGTCTCCGCGGCGTGACCCCGCAATCGCTCGTGCAGGCCGTCGCCGACCCGTCCGGCCACCTCGACAAGCAGCTCGACTTCATCGCCGGCGCGACCGGCATCCCGAAGCGGATCCTGATCGGCTCCGAGCGCGGGGAGTTGGCGAGCGAGCAGGACGAGAACAACTGGGCGGCGCGCGTCACGGAGCGNCGCAACAATCACGCGACGCCGCACATCATTCGCCCGACGATCGATCGGCTGATCCGCTACGGCGTGCTGCCTGAGCCTGTCGGCGGCTACGATGTCGAGTGGCCCGAGTCCGACGCCCTCGGCGAAGAGAAGCGCGCCATGATCGCGAAAACCAAAGCCGAGGCGGTCGCGGCGTACGTGTCGATCCCGGGCGCCGAGCAGGTCGTGCCGCCGCAGGAGTTCCGCCGATGGCTCGGGGAGGCAGAGGAAAGCGAGTTCGAGCCGCCCGAGCCGGCGCTCGAGCTCGACGAGCGCGATCCGGAGGTCGCGGCCGCCTTCGCGCAGAACCGCAGGCGCATCGCGAACGCTACACCGCGCACGCTCTACGTGCGGCGCAATGTGCTCAATGCCGAGGAGATCCGCAAGCACTTCCGCGCGCAGGGCCTCGAGACGATGGTGCCTGCCGAGGAAATGCACGTCACCATCGCGTTCTCTCGCGCGCCGGTCGACTGGATGAAGGTCGGCGAGGCCGGGACTCACGGCGGCGACGGCCGGATGGTCATCCGGCCCGGCGGCCCCCGCGTTGTCGATCGGCTCGGCCCGAAGAAGGAAGCGATCGTCCTGATGTTCGCAAGCTCCGAGCTCTGCTGGCGTCACGAGGAGATCAAGCGCGCTGGCGCGTCGTGGGACTGGCCGGACTACCAGCCGCACATCACGATCACGTACGAGGGCGATCCCGAGCTCGACGTCGAGCAACTCGAGCCCTACCGCGGCGAGATTGTGCTCGGGCCGGAGATCTTCGAGGAGCTCACGGAGGACTGGTCGGACGGCCTCACGGAGACCCGCCGCCGGTGAGTCGCCTCGTACGTGTCCACGCCCGCGGCCCGCGCCGCTCCGTCGACCCAACGCACACCGCGACGCTGCGCGAGCGGTTCATGCGCGATGTCGCCAGGCGGTACGACCGCATCGCGAAGGCGATCCTCCAGCTGATCGTCGAGGACGACGTCTTCGGGCTCGAGCCGATCGAGTTCGAGCGCGTCGGCAACGTGCTGCGCGTCAACCGGCCGAGGCGTGAGTTCGCCTTCGGCACAACGCACGAGAAGGTCGCGGCGTTCATGGAGTGGCTGCGGCAGCAGGAGATCAACGAGGCGATCACGATCGTTGAGGGCACGCCGATCGAGCGCGCGGCGCGCAGCGCATGGACGTCGGTCTACGTCGAGAGCGCGTACCAGAAGGGCATCGCGGATGCGGGCCGGAAGCTACGGGGCGCGGGCGCGAAGGTCGAGCGCTCGTGGATCGACACCGCGTTCAATCGACCCATTCACGCTGACCGGCTTGGTATCGCGTACACCCGCACGTTCGAGGAGCTCGTCGGCATCACGGCCGAGATGGATCGGCAGATCTCGGCGGTGCTCGCGCAAGGACTCGCCGAAGGACGCGGCCCGATGGACATCGCGCGCCGGCTGATCGACCGGGTCGAGAAGATCGGCAAGACGCGGGCCAGGACGCTCGCCCGCACCGAGGTCATCAACGCGCACGCCGAAGCGACGCTCAACGCGTACGAGGAGGCTGGCGTAGAAGGCGTCGAGGTCGAGAGCGAGTTCGCGACCGCGGGCGATGCTCAGGTGTGCCCGGAGTGCAGGCAGCTTGAGGGCCGCACGTTCACGCTCGCCCGCGCGCGCGGCGTGATCCCTGTCCATCCGAATTGCCGTTGCGCGTGGGTGCCGGCGATCGTCCGCGGAGAGAATGTCGTTCTGAACGCGGCGCCGCGCTTCCGCCGCATCGCATGACGCCACTCGAGGTCGAGATCCGATGAAAATACTCACGTGGCTCTGGTTCCAGACCCCGAACCGCCACGGCTACGATGCCGACAAGGTCAACGTCTGGGCCGCGAACCTGCGGCGCAAGTCATCCGAGCCGCTCGAGCTCGCGGTCGTCACCGATCATCCCGAGGGCATCGATCCGTCCATCGAAATCATCAAGCCGCCAGGTCTTTTCGAGGACGTGCGGATCGACACATGGAAGGAAGCGAATCTCGCGCCGCAGTGCTTCCGGCGACTCGCGATGTTTGCTCCCGATGCGTGGAAGTGGATCGGCGCCGACGAGTGGGTCTGCATGGACCTCGACGTATGCATGGGCGAGCGGATGCTCGATGGTCTCTTCGTGCCTGGGACCGACTTCCGGATCATGAACGGCACCTCGAGCAAGCGACCTTACAATGGCGGGCTCGTGCAGATGCGCGCCGGTGCGAGGGCGCACGTGTACCACGAATTCATGCGCGACCCAGTGCGCGTTGCGACCGAAGCACGCAAGCNTTTCGTCGGCTCNGATCAAGCCGTTATCTCGATGATCCTTGGCAGAGGCGAGAAGACGTTCGGGCCGGCCGACGGCGTAGAAAACTTCAGCCAGCGCTGGATCCGCGAGCACGGCGGCGAGTATCGGCTCCGCCCGCCTGCAAGCATGCGGCTGCTGTTCTTCCCGGGGCAGCCGAAGCCGTGGGAGCTGATCGATACCTACGGCTTCATCAACCACGGATGGCACGACGGTAAGCCCCGCGGGATCGCTCACGAGATCCTGCCGCCGCGAGCCGCTCGTCGAGGCCGCCCAGAGCGCGTCAACCTTTGGGCCTACGATGACCCGAAGCGATGGGGCCGAGCGTTCAAGCACGAGTGCGACCGGATGGCCGGCGTCACGTGTCGGCTGTTCGTCCGCGAGTCGCGCGTGCCCGATGGCGGTCGCGTGTTCGTGCGTCTCGACCAGCAGGGCGAGCAGCGCGACATCTCGCGCGAGATCGTGTTCGCGCTAAACCGTCGCGGCTGCATCACGCTCCCGACGCTGCAGGAGGCGCGATGGTACGACGACAAGGTCGCTCAGCTACCAGTGCTCTCGCGGTGGATGCCAGCGACATGGCACGTGACGGATCGCGACGAGGCAATGCGGCTCGCGGCGGCCATCCCGTGGGCGCGCGGCGTGCGGCTCGTGAGCAAGGCGGCGGAGGGCTCCTCGAGCGCGAACGTCCGCGTGCTNGAGAGTCGGCGCGATGCCGAGCTCGAGATCGAGCAGGCNTTCGGGCCTGGTATCTCCTGCCGATACAACCGCGTGCANCGCGGGTACGTCTATTGGCAGCGGCTCGTCGAGGGGAACCCTTGCGACTATCGCGTCTGCGTCGTCGGCGAGGGGTTGTACGGGTTGGTGCGGCAGAACCGTCCCGGGACAATCACCGCTTCCGGGTCCGGGATCTTCCGGCCGCTCACGCTGAGCGACAAGCGCGAGCGCGCGGCGGCCGAGCTCGCGGTGCGAATCTCGCGCGAGATCGGCACTCGCTGGATGGCCTATGACTTCGTCTTCGACGAGGACGGCCGCGCGTTGGTGCTCGAGATGTCGAGCGCTTGGACGATGAAAGCATACGAGCAATGCCCGATGTTCGACTTCGCCTTGAGGCCAATTAAAGGGGCGACCGGCGCGCGGTCGTTTAAGATCGCCGTCGATTTGCTGAAAAGCATGGAGCCGCAGAACAACGCGGCAGCCGCCTGAGACCATGACGATTGCGACGCTCGGGATCGCCGGCAAGGTCCGGCCGAAGTTCCTGACGAACGACGAAGCGCGAGAAGCGCTCGGCCCGTTCGTCGACGACGACGCTTCGCCGATCGTCCGGCGCGAGATCTTCGACGGCCGCGTGCATACGGTCGTCCCGGCGGTGCTGGCGGTCGCCGGCGTCATGAACGACGCGCTGGTCTCGGCCGAGGAGCTCGCCCGCAGCGCGGACGCGTGGAATGGCCGAGACATTTCGATTCTGCACCCGGAGGACATCGACGGCTCGCCGCTCTCGGTCGCCGACTCCCCGCGCATCCTCGAGCGCGCGGTCGGGCGCGTGATGAGCGCGAGGATGGACGGCGACAAGCTCCGCGCCGAGCTCTGGCTCGACGAGCAGAAGATCGACCGGCTCGGGTACTCCGACATGCTTGCGGCGATGGTGCGAGGCGAGATCATCGAGCTGTCGACCGGCTACATCGCCGACGACGTGCTCGAGACAGGCGAGTTCCGCGGGCGGCCCTACTCCACACGTCATGTGAACATCCGGCCGGATCATCTAGCATTGCTGCCCGGACAGGTCGGGGCGTGCTCGATCGCGGATGGGTGCGGGGCACCGAGAATCAATCGGCGGCGAGGGGTCCAGGTGAAGATCAACGAGGCGCTGGAGACGATCAGCAAAGCTCTTGGCATCAGCCACAGGAACAACTGCAATTGCGAGGCATGCGCCATGAAGACGGTCGATCAGAAGCGGGATGCGGTCCGGAAGGATCTCGAGACGCTCAAGCTCCACACGAACGCGAAATTCGTCGCGGCTGCGGACGCCGCGCTGGGCCTCAAGGCGAACGACGGCCTCGGCGCGAAGCATCTCAAGATGCTCGAGGAGCTCGACGAGCGCGGCCTCGACATGCTGGCCGCGATGATCGAGGCGTACAAGGCGAGCGGCGCGAAGGCGGCTCAGGAAGAGGATCCGGAGGCGAACCAGGATCCGCCGCCCAATCCCGACGAGGAGGACCCGAACGCGATGCGCAAGCAAAACCGCGCCGGCAAGGTGCTGACAGAGGCTGAGATCGACAAGCTCGTCGCGAACCGCGTCGAGGAGCATCTGCGCCGCCGAGAGGTCGTCGCAAAGCTGAAGGCGAACGAGGCGAACCCGTTCTCCGACGAGGAGCTCGAGACGCTCCCGATCGCAGCGCTCGAGAAGGTCGAGCAGAAGCTGCGGCCCGCCGACTACTCCGGCGCCGGCGGCTTCGCCATCAACCATCTGCGCAGCAGCGACGGAGACGATGCGCCGCTGCGCGTCAATCGAGGCGTGCTCGCGCCGCCGCCGAAGAAGGACGCCGCGTAAGCGGCTGCCGCTCACCGATTCGACGATACGAGGGCTAAGCCATGACCAGCGCAACGACTCCGAAGACGGTCGACCTCGGCGGCGACGGCCTCCAGCGCGAGGCCATCGCGAACGCCGCCATCACGCCCGGTATGCTCCTCGCGCTCGACGCCAACGGCCGGGTAGGTCCGCACTCGAATGCCGGCCAGGAGGGCGTAGTAGGTTTCGCGAAGGAGTACGACCTCACCGGCCGCGGCATCGACGACGCCTACGCAAGCGGCGATCAGGTGATCTACAAGATCCCGTACGAGGGCGCCGCGTTTTACGGCATCCTCGCGAGCGGCCAGAACGTCGCAAGGGGCGCGCTCCTGACCAGCGACGGCACGGGCCGTCTTAAGGCCGCCGGACCCACCGACATGGTCTATGCGATCGCGCAAGAGGCGGTGAACGCCACGGGGGCGGCGGCACGCATTCGCGCGATGTGGCACAAGGGCCGCGGCATCGCGTAAGCGGGGTCAGCGCGGACAGAACCGGGTAAACGGAACAGAGAGAGGGCACACCATGAGTGCAGTAGCGGACGCGGTCGGACTCGAGATCGCAATGGGCGGCGAGATCGCTGTCGCGAAGCGCCGGCCGTACATCAACCGCCGCGGCGAAAGCGTCGTCGCGCTGCCGACCGGCCGAATCCTCGCGAACGGCGAGCCGGAGTATCGCGAGCAGCGCATCCACACGAACGCGACGCTCCGCAAGGACGAGTGGATCCGGCTCGACGAGCGGCTCATCACGGCAGCGCGCGAGCGGCTCGTCATCATCGAGGACATGCGGGCCGCGGGCCTGATCGCGCCGATGGGCGGGCTCGGCACGCTGATCTCGGAATGGGAAAAGGTCTCCGAGATGACCGACGCCGAGGTCACGATGGACGGCGAGAGCCAGACCGAAGAGGACCGCGTCGCGTTCGGCTTGAACGGCGTGCCGATTCCGCTGATCCAGAAGCGCTTCCGAATCGGCGAGCGCGCGCTCCTGGCGTCCCGTACGCGCGGCGCGGGCCTTGACGTGACGGCCGGCGTCGAGGCGGCGCGGGCTGTCGCGCGCACGTCCGAGAAGATGGTCTTCAATGGCCTCCAGCTCGGCGCCTCGAACTCGGCCGGCGAAACGTACCAGATCTACGGTCTGACCACGTTCCCGCAGCGCGCGACGCTCGCGATCTCCGACTGGACGGACGAGGACACGACGCCAGAGGAGATCCTCGACGACATCCTCGCGATGGTGCGAGTGCTCGAGACGCAGAAACGTCACTACGGTCCGTTCAATCTGTACATCCCGGGCGACGTCGCGTGGCAGTTCCGCCGCGACTTCAAGAAGTTCGGTGAGCGCACGCTGATGCAGCGCGTGCAAGCCGAAGAGTCGATCGCGGCGGTGCGGGTCTCCGACGTGCTCGAGACGCCGAATGTCGTCATGGTGGAGATGGACGAGCTCACGCTCGACCTTGCGGTCGCGTCGGACATCTCGAACATCCAGTGGGCGTCGGGCTCGGGCTGGACGAACTTTTTCCAGACGTTCGCCGCGTGGGCACCGAGGCTCAAGTCCGACTACGACGGCAACACCGGCATCCTGCATGCGACGATGACGTTGGGCACCTGACGGAGGGAACATGCGTCGCGTACGACTGAAGTGGCCGCACAATCGGCGCGTGCGCCGGGGCGACCGCCGTCACCTCGAGACGTTGCCCGCTGGCAGCGAGATCACGGTGACGGAGCAGGAGTTCCAGGCGCTCCGCGACCGCTTCATCGAGATCGGCACGTCGACCGCAGGTAGTTCCGTCTCCGCTGACGCCCGCCCCGGCCGCCACGGGGCGGGCGACGCCCCTGATCTCGAGCAGCTCCGCCGCGAAGCCGCCGATCTCGGGATCGACGTCGATACGCGATGGCGAGAGAAGCGCCTGATGCAAGAGATCGAACGCGCCCTCTCCGCCACGGCCTAGCCGATAGGAGGACCGTCNCTATGGCGGTTGCGAAGCCGACCGTCGCCGCGGTCCGAGTCGTCATCTCGACGACTCTCGATGATGATGCCGTGCAATCGCTGATCGATGACGCCGCGGCCCTGATCGACGGGCAATGCGCCTGCATTTCGACGCTCCCCCCCGAGACGCAGGAAGCGATCGTCAAATGGGTCGCGGCGCATCTTATCTCCACGGTCAAGAACGCGGGCGGCGGCACAATTACGTCCGACCGTCTCGGCGACGCGGCGCGGACCTACGCGACGGCTGGATTCGGCAAGCAGCTCGCCTCGAGCGCGTACGGTCAGAACGCACTCCTGCTCGACTCGACGGGATGCCTCGCGCGGCTTGGTAAGGCGCGCGCCACGATCGAGAGGGTGTAGGCGATGGCGAAGGCATACACGGAGAACCTCACCGAGACGCTGACGTATTGGCCGCCCGGCGGCAACGACGGCTACGGCGGCACGGCCTACGGCAACCCTGTGCCGGTCGCCGGCCGCTGGCAGGATAAGCGCGTGCTCTTCCGCGATGCGCAGGGGCGCGAGGTCGTGAGCGACGCCGTCGTCTACGTGAGCCAGGCGCTCGAGCTCGCCGGCATGCTCTACCGCGGCGTCAGCACAGCGTTGAATCCGGTCGCCGGCGCGAAAGAGATCCGCGACGTGCAGCAGTCGCCGAGCCTCGACGGCGACGAGGTGCTGCATAAGGTGCTGCTCTGATGCCGCGCGATGGCGTATACGGGCTCGATGAGGTCCTCGGGAACCTGAACAAGGAGCTGGCCGGGATCAAGAATCGCTCGATCGCGGGGCTGCTCGAAGGCGGCCTCGTCGTTCAACGCGACGCGCAGCGCAACGTGCCGGTCGAGTACGGCAACCTCCGAGCGTCGGCCTACACGCGCAAGGCGCAGGATGACCCGCAAGCCGTCGAGGTCGGGTTCACGGCTGCGTACGCGGTCTTCGTGCACGAGGACCTCGAGCAGACNCTGAAGGGCAAGCCACGCCCGAGCGGTCTCGGCACGTATTGGAATCCCGGCGGCCCGAAGTTTCTCGAGCGATCACTCCGCGACAACGAGCGCGCGATCGTCGAGATCGTTCGGGCGCGCGCATCGGTCGGTGAGAGCGCATGAGATCTGCAGCGGACGAGCTCGCTCACTACCTCGAGGACCGGGGCATTGGGCTCTTCGGCGGTAACGCCGACTGGTCGATCCATATCGACCGCGAGCCGTTCGCGCCCGACCGCGTCGTGACGCTCTACGACACTGGCGGCTCGGTCAACGTCTCGATCGATCCAGAGATCCGCAATCCGACATTTCAGGTGCGCGTTCGCGGTCTCACCTTCGGCGAGGCGTATGAGATGCAGGAGCGCATCTCGCAGATCCTGACGCAGCCCGGCAGCGATCACGCGTCCTTCGAGCGCGTCATCGGAGGGCATGTTTATCTATTGATCGTCCGGACGTCGGATATCCTCTCGCTCGGCCGCGACGAGAACGATCGAATCCGTCTCACGGCGAACTATCAAGCGATGCGGCAACAGTTGGAGGTCGAGGCATCATGAGCGAAATCGGCTGGAATGGGCGATCTCTCCAGATCTGGAAGGACGGCCAGAAGATCGCGGCCGTCCGCGAGAAGACGGTGACGCACACGCGCGAGCCGATCGACGTCACGACCGACGATTCTAATGGCGATCGCACGCTGCTGCCGGCGCCGGCGCTGCGGGCGATCGATGTGTCGGTCGCGGGCGTTGCGACCGAGGACAACTTTCAGGCGTTCCTCCAGCATTGGAAGGACGATCAGTTCCTCGATGTCCAGGTGCGCAATCCCGACGGCTCGGCCGAGTCGGCGCAAGAGGGATTCTTCTTGGGCAACATCGAGTTTCAAGGCTCGTACAACGATGCGGTCGTCTTCACTGCGCANCTCATGAGCTCGGGACCGTGCCAGATCGAGNCGGGCAGCTGAGCATAGGGGGAGAGGATGGCGCGCACGGTCCGCAAGACGATCACATTCCCCATCTTCGACGAGGACGTCACGATCGATATCGACTGGCGCATCGTCGAGGCGGCGGAGCGCGCGTATCGAGACGCCGGCGATCGCATCGTGAACGCCGACAATATCGCGATCTCGCTCGGTACGCCGGCGGGGATGTCCAGGTCGCGCATCGCCGACGTCCTCATCGAGTGGATGCGCTTGCAGCAGGTCATGCCCGAGGGCCGGAAGCGCGTCGAGGTGCGTGAGCACATCGTCACGGCGCGGCCCGAGCGGCTCAATCGATACGCGGGCTGCATCCAGGGCGCGATCCTGTACGCGCTGAGCTACATCGACGAGCGGCAGCTTCGGATCCTCGAGCGCGGCGAGGACCTGTCCGATATGCCGGACGAATCGTCCGAGCCGGCCGACGGCGAGGTCGAGGACGACGAGGGCCAGGAAAAAAAAGCGGATACGGCGGAATCGACGGCGCCGGATTCGTAGAGCTCGTCTATCGGATCGTCGTCGGCCGATGGGGGTTTGCGCCGTCGGAGTTCTGGCGCATGTCGCCGCAAGAGTTCTGGGTCATCGCAGACGAGCGGAAGCCAGCGCCCCAAGAGGAGACTGTCGGCGGGATGCCTCGGAAGGTCTTCGATGAGCTCCGCGCGATGCTCGATTAGGAGCGGAGACCATGCCGAGCCTAGGCTCATTGTTCGTCCAGATCGGCGCGAAGACTGACGGTCTCGACAAGGGCGGCGAGCGCGCCAGGCGCACGCTTAAAGATCTCACCGCCTCGATGCGGGGCGTCATCAACACGGCCGGCAAGCTGGGTGCTGCCGCTGGCGCCGCCGGCGCGGCGCTGATCGCCGGTCTTACGCGCTCGGGTATGCAGGCGATCGACGCGAACGCGAAGCTCGCCCGGTCGCTGCAGGCTTCCGTCGACGCGATTCGCGGCTTGCAGATCGCCGCGGAGGGCGCCGGGCTCAGCGACCTCGAAGGCTCGCTGAACCGTCTCAACCGACGGCTCGGCGCTGTCGAGATGGGCGGCGGTCCGGCGATCGAAGCGGTCAAGCGGCTCGGCTTGAACCTCGACGAGCTGCGCAAGATGGACGCGGACGAGCGAGTTGCCGCGATCGCGGACGCCGTGCGCGACTTCGGCGGCAGCGCGCAGGAGGCGGCGCGCCATCTGCAGAACCTCGGCTTTGAGCAGCGCGAGGCGCTCGGATTCTTCCGCGCGGGCGGCGACGCGATTCGTGCAGCGCGGCGCGAGGTCGAGGAGTACGGGCTCTCCGTCTCTGCGATCGATGCGGCGAAGATCGAGGCCGCAGGCGATGCGATGCAGCGGATCGGGCGCATCGCCGAAGTCATACGAACGTCGCTCGCGGTCAAGCTCGCGCCGATCTTGCAGGGCCTCGCGGATCGATTCAACGAGCTCGCGCGCGCGAACAACGGATGGCGCGATCAGATCGAGCGCGCGATCGAGGTCGGCATTCGCGGGTTTGGCAAGTTCCTCGACGTGATCCAAGGTCTACGGGTCGCGTTCAAGGCGAGCGAGCTCGTCTTAGTCGGCTTCCGCGCGGCCGTCGTCTCCGTCGCGCAGATCGCGGGCGAGGCGGTCTCGCGCTTGATCGATGAGGTGATCGAGAAGGCGAACGCCGGCATCGATGCGCTCAACAAATTGCCGAAGATCGATATNGCCCGCATCGATCCCGTCTCCGACTCGGCGTTCATGGAGACGCTGCGCGAGATGGGGGAGGCCGCGCGGCAGTCCGTCGGCGAGGTTCGCGCCGAGCTCCACGAGCTCGCAATGCAGGAGTTGCCGAGCGAGAAGTTTGCTCGCTTCCTGGACGAAGTTCGGGCGCGCGCCGACGAAGCGGCGCAGGCCGTCGTTCGCGCCGACGATGCGCTCCGCGGGATGGAGGTCACGGACCGGCCCGCGGAAGCGGAGGAGGACGAGGGCGAGCGCAAACGCCATCAAGCGGCGCTCGAGCGGCTGCGCGAGCGGGTGATGACCGAGGCCGAGATCCTCGCGAAACGCCACGCCGAGGAGCTCGCGGANCTCGCGGCGCACAACGAGGCGAAACGTCTGCTCGACGAGGAGTACTACGCGCTCCGGACCGCCCTCGAAGAGAAGCACCAAGAGGAAATGAGGGAATTGCGCGAGCGCGCGATGACGGACGCGGAACGATTCGAGGCCATGAGCCTGCGCGGACGCATCGCGACCGTCACGGAAGGGCTCGCGAGGATGACGGCAGGCGTCGCGCAGCACAACGAGAAGCTTTTCAGGCTCAACCAGGCGGCGGCGCTCGCAGAAGCGGCGATCGCGCTCCCGAAGGCGATTCTCGACTCGTACAAGAACGCCGGCGGCTATCCGTGGGGCATCGCCCCTGCTGCAGCGATGGCGGCGACCGGAGCGGCGCAGATCCAAGCGATCCGGTCCGCAACGTTCGCCGGCGGCGGAGGCGGTGTAGCACCATCGGCCGCCGGCACGACGGCGGCGCCCGCGACGAGCGACGTCGGCGCCGGACAGGGAGGCGGCGGGATCCGAGAGCGGGTCTTCCGTGTGCAGGGCATCTCGCCGAACGAATTGTTCTCTGGCTCTGCGGTGCGCGGCCTCCTCGAGGCGCTGCAGGAAGCGATCGACGACGGCGGCCGGCTGGTGTTCGACTGATGATCATCATTCCGAACAACGCAACTTTGCCGAACAATCCGCGGCTCGGCTGGCGGAACTTCGTCACGTCCTCGAACGTCGACGCGTCATCGGAGGCCGATGGGTTTCCGGCGATCAACCTCGGCAATCCGGCGACGTACCTCAAGTGGCGCGCGAGCTCGGCCGCCGCGCAGACCCTCGTGATCGACCTTGCGACCGAGACCGAGATCGATTACATCGGCATCGCAAGCCATAACCTCGGCTCGGCTGGGATTGCCTACGAGCTCGAATCGAGCAACGACTCATCGACGTGGACGTCTCGCGCGAGCGGTGCGCCGACGAATGACCGCGTCGTGTTTCACGAGTTCGCGCTGACGCCCGCGCGCTACTGGCGGCTCTCGCTCAGCGCCGGGACGGCAGCGCCGGAGATCGCGGTGCTCTATCTCGGCCGCGTCACGATCCTCGAGAGGCGCATCTACGTCGGACACACGCCGATCACGATGGGGCGCAAGCGACAGACCTCGACCGGCCGCAGCGAGCGCGGGCAGTTCCTCGGCCGCATCCGATTGAGCGAGACGCTCGAGTCGACGATCGCGATGCAGAACATCGACCCCGACTGGTATCGGGACGAGCTAGACGGGCTCATCGAGGACGAGGATCTCAATCCGTTCTTTTGGGCGTGGCGCCCCTCTGACTTCCCCGAGGAGGCGGCGTTCGCGTGGTCAATGGGCGACATCGTCCCGGTCAATCAGCGCAGCAACGGAATGATGCAGTTTGAGGCGCGGATCCAGGCGATCAGGTGAGCGATGGACATCGTCGAGATCGTCGAAATTGACATACCGTTCTGCCGGCTGACGTATGGTGTCGCGCCGTGCGAGGCCGAGCTCGGCGTGACGGGCGAGATCAAATGCTTCAACACGCGGCGCACCTGCCAGGACATAGAGAACTTCGATCCGGCGCCGCTGACGCTGCGATTCACCCATCCGTCGCTCGAGCTCGACTACGACGCGATTCCGTCGCTCGAAAGCGTGAGCGTGACGCCGCAGGTCGCGGATCCGGGCGTCTCGATGGGGCAGCGCGAAAGCGTGCGCGTCGTGCTCGCCGATCATCCTCACTCCGACGCCGGGCTCGACAAATACCTTGCAGAGCGCGACTACGATGCGTTTCGCCGCGGCACGTTCTGGGGGAAGTTGCGCGCGCGCATCACGACGCTCAAGGGGCTGCCGCTGCGCGTGCGCATCGGCGAGCGCGGCCGGCCGCTCGAGGACATGCGCACAGCGCACTATCTCATCGAGAGCACCGAAGGACCGGACGGGCGCGTGTTCTCGATCACGGCCAAGGACGCGCTCAAGGTCGCGGATGGCGATCGCGCGCAGGCGCCGGCCGCATCGCGCGGACAACTCGCCGCGGCGATATCCGAGAGTGATTTCTCGCTGACGCTCACGCCGGCCGGGATCGGCGACATCGACTACCCCTCGAGCGGCAAGGCGTGTATCGGCGGCTCTGAGATCGTGACCTTCACGCGCTCGGGAGACAACATCACGTTGACCGGCCGCGGTGTCTCGAATACGGAGGCGACATCACACCAGGAGGGCGAACTCTTCCAGCTCGTGCTCGAGTACAACGCCGAGACCGTCGCGAACATCATCTACGATCTATTGATCACGTACACGGCGGCCGATCCCGCGTGGATCCCGCTCGCCGACTGGCAACAGGAGGTTGATGACTTCATCGGCCGGCTCTATTCGGCGGAGATCGCCGAGCCGACGCCGGTGCGCGATCTCATCAACGAGCTGATCGAGCAGGCCGGCCTTGTGCTCTGGACGGACGTCTACGCGCAGCAGATCCGTCTNCAGGCGCTCCGCCCCGTGCCGGCCAGCGCCGAGATCATCGACGAGGAGCGGATGCTCGAGGGCACGTTCCGGCAGGTCGATCAGCCGAAGAAGCGCGTCTCGCAGTCATGGACGTTCTACGGCCAGATTCGCCCGACTGAGCAACTCGACAACCGGCTCGGCTATCAATTCGCGGCGATCGGCGTCGACCTAGAGTCCGAGGCCGAGCACAACGACGAGCCGGCGATCAGCAAGGTATTCTCTCGATGGATTACCGGCACGAATCGCGCGGCGGCCGAGCGGCTGAATGAGTTGAAGCTCGCGCGCTACGCTCAGGCGCCGCGGCGGTTCGAGTTCGGCTTGTTCCGTACCCATCCGGTCGAGCCTGTCATCGGGGCCGGAATTCAGATTCAGCACCGGGCGCTGCAAGACGAGACGGGCGGTCAGCTGATCGTGCCGGCGCAGATCATCTCCGTCGCGCGTTCACGCGACCGCTGGGGCGTCGTCGCCGAGGAGATGGCCTTCCGCGGCGATATCGGTTCGCGCACCGTATTCCTCGACACGGATATGTGGAACATCAACCTGCGCGAGCTCTATGACCAGATCTACAGCGCGCCGACGATGTACGACACGATCACGTTCGTCGTCGCCGAGGGCGTGCAGATCGGCTCAGGCCCGAGCACCATGATCAACTACAACC